CTCGGGCTTGGCGGGCGAGGGGCCGAGCGCGTTCCACCGCAGGATCTGCCCCGGGTCGCCCGTGAATCCGGTCGAGACGTTGGCGCCCTCGGGCACCATCCACACCGGATTGCCCATCCGCTTCTCGGTCGCGATGAAGCGCGAGAGCATGTCGTTGCGCTCGATCTGCAAGAGCGCCAGATCGTCGGCCACCGTCTTCGGCCACACGCTGCCCGGCACGATCTTCGTCGGAAAGTGCGTGAAGGGCAGCCAGTACTCCTTCGAGCCGTCGGGCCGGTCGTTCCAGTACGGCAGGGCCGCCTTGTAGACGATCCGCGTCGCGCCGAGCATGATGCAGAGCGCGCCGTCGGGGAAGTCGGCATCCGGGAGCGTCCAGTACTTCGTTTCGGTGACGCGCGAGCCGCCGCTGGTCCCCGCGCGATTGAACGGCGCCGTCTGGCTCCACGCGCCGTCCTGCTGGTCCATGTAGCCCGCGAGGGTCGGCAACTGTTCCATGTATTGCTCGCCCTGCGTGCCGCTGGAATCGGCCACGATCTGATCCGCGAACTGCGGATACCGGCGCTTCGCCTCGTCGACCGAGATGGACCGCTTCGTCGCGCAGTCCCGCACCGAGCGCCAGTTGCCGTTGGCCACGCCCGGGTCGAAGAACATCTCGAAGCACGAGACGACATCCTGGAACATCTTGCCGATCGGCGCGCGGTGCCCGATCGGCTGGCCGTCCGCGTCGAGCGCGGGCGCAGTCGGGCCGCCGCAGTTAGGGCCCGCACACGTCCCGCTCTCGCTCTGCGGCTGCTGCGCGCCGCAGACCGCGCATTCCTCGTGCGGGACGAGCCGCGTGCCGAAGTCCGGGGAGGGGTCATACCCCACCTCCAGCCACGCGCCCCCCGTGAAGCCGCACCAGGAGGCGAGGATCTGCCGCTGCAAGCGCGTGTCGTCCTCCTGCTCGATCACGGGCATGCAGCGCTTTGCGACATCCGCGGTGGCCTGGTCCTCGGGCTCGTCGGTCGCCGGCCGGAATAGAATGACCGGCTCGATCCGCGCGAGCACGCTGATCACCGCATCCATCGTGGAGGCGAAGTAGTTTTGCACCGGTCGAGGATGTCCACGCTTCAGGCTCGCGGGGCGCCACCCGTTCAGCCGCAGGCTCCAGACGATCCACTGGTGCCCGAGGTAGAAGAGGATGTTGCGCCAGGCCGTGCGCATCTTCATCTCGCGGCCCTTTTTCCACACGTCCATCCGCGTGGTGATGCGGTCGCGCAGGGCGTTGTCGTCGGCGAACGGGTCGGCGGGCATGGCGCCGGCCATCGGGCCAGGCGGCGCCCCCAGTTCAGCGGTCGGCGGCGGCATGATCGCCATCTAGCCCTCGATCGACGGCAGGATCACCGCCTCGCGCTCGCGGGCGCGGATCTGGGAATACGGCTGTCGGGTCGGCATGACCGCGATCACCTGCCAGCCGTTGTCATCACGCAGGCGCAGCCACCGCGCGAGCACCGCGTGCTGTTCCGGGAGCCAGGCCACCTGCTCCGCCCGGCCGCGGCGCAACCGACATTGCCGATACCACTCCGTCCGATCGGTCATGGCCTTAGGCCTCCACCCCCAGCGGGTTGCCCACCGCCTGCGCCTCGCCCGCGTGCAGCAGATCCTCCAGCGCGCGCGCCATCACGTCCTCGGCCGGCGGCATCGACGCTACCGGCACGCCCGCCACGCCCTGGTGGGATTGCCGGCAGACGTTGATCGCCACCTCGGCGCGCTGGCGCTCCTCCCGGTAGAGGCCTTGCCACGTCGCCACCTCGCGCTCCAGGTGGAGAATGTGGCGGCGCTCGATCCGCGCAATCCAGCGGAGATAGCGCCTCAGCCCCATGCGGCCTCCTCCCCGGCGCCGAGCGCCGCCTCCTCGCGCATCCGCGCCTGCTCCGCGCGTCCGCGCTGCTGCACCCACGCCGTCCGGAGACTCATGCGGTCCATCCACGGCGCGCGCCGCAGGATCGCCGCCTCGAAGTCCGCGCGCTCCGCCACCTCCGGGTCCCCGAAGGCGGGGGTCGGCGCCGGGGCCGTGCGCACCCCGCGGATCTGGTAGAGATCCACCACCGCGTCGAGGAGATCATCATGCGCCGCTTCCTGGTCGGGGCGCCATTTATCCGCCTCGTCCTGAAAGTCCCCGAGCGCCTGGCAGGACCGGAGCGCGTGGATCTGCCGCGCGTCCCAGTACCCCTTGAGCCCCCCGATCCGCGCGTTTTTGGTCCCCCGCGGGCCGCGCGTGTCGCGCTCCAGCTTCGTGATCGGCAGAAACCACCCGCGCCGACGCCCTTCCGCCTCGAAGAGCGAGCGGTAAATCTTCTGGAACCCCGTCGTCTCGACGCCAATCGCCATCAGCCGGGGAAAGCGCGCGGCGAGGTCGTAGACGGTGCGGATCAGCCCGTGCTCGTCGCGCTTCAGACGCAGCAGCTCCAGCAGCCAGAGATCGCCGGCGTGATCGAACCCGCCGACCGCGCACGCCGTCCAGTCGGTGCGCTTTTCCATCGAAATCGCGGGATCGATCGTCATCCCGATCCACAAGTCATCGAACGGGGGCGCCGCCGCCTCGATCCGCAGCCCGTCGCGCTGAAAGTGCGCCGTCTCCCCGCTGATCGGGTTCAGCAAATACTGCGCGCTGAAATCCGCCGCTCCGGACCCGACCGGGGGCTCCTGGCGCTCCCGCAGGAGCCAGGCCATCGTGAAGCGCTCGGGAAACGTCGGCCGCACCCAGCCATAGCCCGGCACGTCCGCCCCGAGCGGGTCGCCGGGCGCGCACGGCTCCCACGCGCGCCGCTCGTACAGCCCGATCGGGGCGCCCTGCGCGATCGCGGCCTTTTTCCGCGACAGCGCGTCGTCGTAGTGCCATGTCGTCCCGATATAGTCCCGCGTCGACCCGGGATCGAACAGCGGCCGGGCCTTGCGCTCGAAGTCCACCACGGTCTCGCGCAATTCGCGCGTGCCGGAGTTGTTTTTCGCCACGATGTCGTCGAACACACCGTGATCGTAGTGCTGGGACGTCAACTCGGAGGAAATCCCCACCGCCCGGATCGTCGAGCCCCGCAGCGCCCGGTTCGGCCGCCGTACCGTCAGGCCGCCCTTCGTGTGCTCGGGCAACTGCTCGGGATTCGTCCCCAGAATGTCCGAGAACGCCCACAGCAGATACGGGTTCTTCAGGTGCGCCTGGATCTCCAGCAGCATCTGCTCGGCGTTGTCACTTGTGGAGGACGCGAGCAGGATGCGCGTGTTCGGCCCGCACGGGCGCCCGCCAAACGCCGGGCTCCCCGGCGCCGCCAGGATGCGCTGGAGAATCCGCGCCACCGTCAGCAACGAGGTCTTGAAGCTCCCACGAAAGAGGAGGTACAGATTCTCGTCGAACGGCGTCGTCTGCACCGCCTGGCAGAGCGGCCGGTGAAACGCTGGCGTCAACTGGTTCTTCTCCGCGAGATGCCGGTAGAGCAGATGCCGCGCGAACCCGTACAGATCCGTCGCCGCGAGCAAGCGGAACTTGGCCTTCGTCTCCGCTGACGGCGCACTCGGCCGGCTCGTCGGCGCGGTCATCCCGGCTCCGCCCGGCAGCCTCGCACCGCCGTAACGTCGCGCACCGCCCGCCACGTCCCCGGGGCGTAGACACGCCGCACCACCATCTCGCGGGTGCGGGGATCGCGCTCGCGCACCCAGAGCGCCCCTGAGCCATCGGTGTCGATCCGCAGCCCCTCGGCCTCGTACCGATCCCAGTGCCATCCCCACGTCGGCGACGCATCGGGCTCCAGCGGCGCCGCGTACACCTCCTGGCTCGTCATCGGGTCAGCCACCCTACCGATCCCCCGCGATGACAGGCCCGCAGATCGGGCACGCCGCATGATCGGCCGTCCCTGTGTCTCCCACCGGCTCTACCCGCTTCGCGAGACCCAGCAGGCTCAGATACTCGGCCCCGATCGCCCGCCGCAGCGCCGCCTCCACATACAGCCCCTCGGGATACGTCAGCGGCGCCAGGAACGGTTCCCGGTCATCCACGATGTGCACCGGCTCCAGCAGACGGACGAGTTTCATCGAGCCCTTTTTATTCTGCGCGCGGGAAACTTCGAGGGGGGCTCGTACACGGGAGTCCCAGGAGGAACGGGACTCCGGCGAGCCATGATCGGTCGGTCAAGATCTGCGCTGGCGCGGTCATCGGCGAGGCGGGCAAGCGCGAGGTGGAGCTGAGGCGTCATGAGGACTGAAACCGAGGTGGGCTCATGCACTGCGCCATGCGCTAGATGCGCTGTAACCCTGCGCGGTGACAGCGTTGCCGCGTCGCGGCGTCTGATAACCCGTATTATGTAAGGGTCCGAGCCGCGCGTCATCCAGTCCCCTCGACCAGAGCGGGCAGCCCGTCTCTTTTCCCATCGTCCGCAGGGAGCGATGACTCGGGAGTCTCCCCGCCCTGGGCACTCACGTCGAGCGGCCGCACACCATCGGCTCCCTGACCCAACTCCCTCCCGTTGACCAGCATGCGGGTGGCATCGGTCGCATCGTTGAACATGTCGCGCAGGAGTGAGAGCGCCGCGGTCTCGGTAATCTCCGCGTGCAGATCTACGGAGACGTTCATGACCGCGTGGCGCTCGATGTACTGCATGGGGCGGAGGGCCTTCAACCGCACGATGTAACCGACGGGGTTGTCGGTACGGCGCGCCTGGTCGACCAACTCCTCTTCGAGGTCATCGGCGGCCAGCTCGCGCGCTTCGAGCACCTGTCGATCAAACTCCGGGTCGGCGTTGCGATAGCGAAGCGTGGTGGTGTAGTTGACGCCCACACGCTCTGCAGCGCGGTAGAGGCCGCCGGTGCGGGTAACTTCCTCGATGTACCGTTCGCGCCATTGTGGGGGGAGTGGGGGGCCATCGCGGCGAGGTTGTTCGATGGGCAGGGCAATCACGGCGTCCGCCATGCTCGGGA